CTTGAAGAAAAATTATCGGCAATGGACCAATTAGTTTCAAAGATAGATAACTTAGAAACAAACATTGAGAAAATGAGACCTAAAACATCACAAGAAAAACTTGAACTAAGAAGTTTGGATTCGGGACCATTTAACCAAAAATTATCAGATTTTTTCACAGACAAACAAGAAGATTTTGAAAAAACTGGAAAAGAATATGTATTAACAACAGATGATGTTGAACAATATTCTGGAAACCAAATTAAAGACTCATTCACCGATTACGAAGACAATGAGGAAGACACTGAAATGATGTAACAAATAAGGTCGGAAAAAAAAACGACCTTATTTTTTTTTAAACATATTGACTACAACAATTATTTATATTATATTTTCTATTGTAAACTTTTAAATTATATACACATATGGCGACAAACAATGTTTTAGATGCAGTTTTGGCACAGTACGAAAACGCAAAACAAGGTGGTTCTTCTTCTACCTCAAAAATCTCACAAGAAGACAGAATGAAAAAGTATTTTGCTGCAATACTTAAAGATAACGAAAAGCAAGCACAAAAAAGAATCCGTATCCTACCAACACCTGACGGGTCCTCACCATTTAAAGAAGTGTGGTTTCACGAAATCCAAGTTGATGGTAAATGGCAAAAATTTTACGACCCAGCAAAAAACGACAACGAGAGATCTCCATTAAGTGAGGTTTACGAAGAGTTAATGTCAACTGGTAAAGAAGCCGATAAAGAATTGGCAAAACAATACAAACCTCGTAAGTTTTATATTGTTAAAGTTATTGACCGCGACAACGAACAAGACGGTGTTAAATTCTGGAGATTTAAACACAATTACAAACAAGAAGGAATTTTTGATAAAATTATTCCAATCTATAAGGCCAAAGGTGATGTTGCTGACGCGGAAAAAGGTAGAGACCTTATCCTTGAATTAACAAAAGCAAAAACACCAAAAGGGGCTTTTTATACCGTAATACAAACAGTAATGTATGACGATCCATCACCAGTACACGATGACGCTGATACAATGTCCGAATGGGTTAATGATGAATTAACTTGGGAAGACGTTTACTCTAAAAAACCAACAGAATATTTGGAATCAATCGCCAGAGGTGAAACACCAAGATGGGATTCAGACGCTGGTAAATATGTATATTCAGATACATCAGAAGGTGAAATCACAATGGGTGGTTCTAAAACAACAACAGAACCAACATATGTTGACCCACAAGTCAACGAAGAAGTTGATGAAGAGTTACCATTCTAATTAAATTTTTAAAAAATCATATGGGTATATTGCTTGACAATGTACCCATATTTTATTATATTTAAATAAAAAACATTATGGCAATTAAGAAAAAAGAATTTAAATTTGAGGATATTAAGTCAAAGTTCTCAAGTAAAACAAAATATAAACCAGAGGCGTTTTATAATTGCGGTGAGGCATTTATGGAAGCGTGCGGATTACCAGGTCCTGTAATGGGGGGGATATCGATGCTTCTAGGGCATTCGAATTCAGCAAAAACAACCGCAATGATTTTAGCCGCCGCGGACGCCCAAAGAAGAGGACATCTTCCGGTTTTAATTATTACGGAAAAAAAATGGAGTTGGTCTCATGCCGTTGAATTAGGATTACAGGCAGAAAAAAATGAAGATGGTGAATGGGAGGGTCATTTTATATTTAATGATTCTTTTGACTATATTGAACAAACTACAGATTTTATTAACGATATTTTGGATGCACAAGAAAAGGGTGACATACCATACAATCTTTTATTTTGTTGGGATAGTGTTGGAAGTATCCCATGTAAAATGACATACGAAGGTCGTGGTGGTAAAATGGCTAATGCTTCCGTCTTGGCCGACACGATAGGTATGGGGATTCATTCAAGGATAACTAAATCAAAAAAAGATGATTATCCATACTATAATACATTAATTATAGTGAATCAACCTTGGGTTGATGTTGATATGTCGTCACCTATGAGTCAACCTGAAATACGAAGTAAGGGGGGTGAGGCAATATGGTTGGCATCAAGTTTAGTTTTTTTATTCGGTAAACAAAAAAAGGCCGGAATCAATCATATTGATGCTACAAAAAACGGTAGAAAAATATCATTTGCAATTAGAACCAGAATTTCAATCATCAAGAATCACGTAAATGGACTCGGTTTTAAGGATGGGAAGATTATTGCTGTTCATAATGGTTATATCTCAGACACAAAAGAAGCAATGGATAAATATAAAAAAGAATTTGCGGAGTATTGGGCGGTTAAAATGGGTGGTAACGACTTTACATTAGAAGAGTCAAAAGACTTAGATTTTGAAGAATAAAAAAATTGTTTAAAATAACATTTTTTTAATATATACAGATATTTATTAATATATGGGAAGAATTAAAGTTGATACGGACAAGAAAAAGAAAAGTATTTCGGTTGCGATGGAGCCGGAGATTCTTGATTATATTAGGGGTCAACATATCAATCTTTCTTCCCTAGTTAATAAACTATTGAAAGATTATATTAAAAATGGAAACAAAGATTTGTAACAAGTGTAAAATTGAAAAAGAATTAATAGAATTTTATAAATCAAAATCAAGTAAAGATGGTTATAATTGGTGGTGTAAAATTTGTCTTAACGAAAAAAATAATAAATGGCGTGAAAACAATAGAGAAATTGTATTAACATATTCTAAAAATTGGTATCAAAATAATAAAGATAAAAAATCTGAATATTTTGAAAAATATCGTTTAGAAACACCAGAAAAAGTTAAAGAGACAAAAAAGAAGTATCGTGAAAAAAATAAAGAAGTTATAAAACAAAAAAAGAAAATTTATGACGAAAATTATAAACCAAAAAGAAACGAACTTCGTAGAGAAAGATTAAAAACAGACATACTATTTAAACTCGTGAATAACGTTAGATCTCGGTTAATAAAGTATTTAACAACCTTAAACATAACTAAAAAAAACACAACTTTTGAAATTGTGGGCTGTACCCCCCAGGAATTAAAAGAACATTTAGAAAAACAATTTGTTGACGGAATGGGGTGGGAAAACAGATGTGAGTGGCATATAGATCATATTATACCATTATCATCAGCTAAAACTGAGGAAGAATTATATCAGTTATGTCATTATACTAACCTACAACCACTTTGGGCTATTGACAATCTCAAAAAAAGTAACAATATTTTATAAAAAAAAACAAATGAACGATAAATTAAAAGTAATTTCACTATTTTCCGGATACGGAACACAAGAATTGGCATTAAAGTATATTGGTGTGGATTATGATGTTATTGCAAACTGTGATAACTTTAAGGCGGCCAACGAATGTTATGACGCACTACACACAACACAAAATGGTAACTTGGGTGATATTAGACAAGTAAACGAGAATAACTTCCCTAGTTGTGATTTATTAACATACTCATTCCCGTGTCAAGATATCTCAATTTCGGGTATTCAAAATGGAATTAAAGAAGGTACAAGAAGTGGGTTATTGTATGAGGTTGAAAGACTTTTGTCTGTTAATAGACCAAAGGTTTTATTAATGGAAAACGTTAAGAACCTGGTTTCAAAGAACCACTACGAAGCGTTTAAAAAACACATTTATTTCTTACGAGGACTTGGGTATTCATCTTACTGGAGATTATTAAATGGTGCTGATTTCGGCTGTCCCCAGAATAGAGAGAGGGTTTTTATGATTTCGGTATTACACGGTAATCCAGATGATGTTAAACAGAAAATGATGAATGTTGACAGATATAAAAAACCTAAAGTACCAATGATGTCATTTGTTGATAGTAACATTGATGAGTCTTTGTTTGTTGATTGTCCATTTACATTACACGAAGCGAAACAAAGCACCACTTGTAAATTAGTAGCAAGACGTGACGATATCAATTATGATCAAATGAGACGTATTTACTCGTTAGAGGCTTGTTCACCTTGTTTAACGACAAGTGGATCCCCCCAGGTTATGACACCAGATGGTAGGGTACGAACACTTACCGCTAGAGAGGGTTATAGGTTTATGGGTGTTAAAGATTCTGATATTGACGTTATGTTAACAACATCA